CATTTATGGTTGGCACATATCCGACTTGAAGATTTACGACAAGCCGAAAGAGTTGAGCGAGTTTGCAAACGCATTGTCGAATAGAGATATTCGTTGTAAACATATCGAAAAACGCCAAACTGTAAATGGTAGACAATATATGAAATGCACCTTGCAAAACTGTATATGTGAATTTAGGCGGTTGGGGTGGCAAACGGATTGTATTGGCTATGAAATGCTAAAAGAGCGAAAACCGATAACTCGTGCGTCGCAATCGTGGCAATACGTGGAGGAGTTGGAAAAATGACAATCACAAACGACTTCCCCTGCAAGAACTGCCCGAAGAAAGGCTGTGGCGCATATCACGACGTGTGCGAAGCGTATCAAGCGTTCAGGCAGAAGCAGGCAACGAACAAAAGCGAAGACGCAAAGACGAGATTCGTCGCAAATCACGCACCTTACAGGGTTAGGCGGATAGTGAAATAAAAAACAGGAGAACGACAATGAAAACTGAACAAGAACAGATCGAGCAAATCGAAAAGGTGTTAAAAGATTCGGTAGCGGACTACAAGCACTTAAAGAAAAAGGGCGTGTGCTATTGTTATGCAGAAACTCTCATTGATCACGGCTATGGCGACGTGTCCGAGTACAAAGCCGAGATTGAACGGTTAAAAGAAGAAAACGAACGAAGTCGTAAGTTAAGAATGCTTGGAAATAACGTAACTGTCGAGTTCCTCGATGATGTAGTTTCTGAACCATCTGTTGATTGCAAAGATATTGAAAAGTATGCAAAACAATTCCGTAATCGCATAATATCTTTCAATGAAAAAGAAGTTAAGCAAGCGCAAATAGATATAATAAACACGCAAACAGACACAATAAACGCAATCGTTAAATATTGCGAAAATCCAAACCATTGGCGCGAACTAAAAGATTGCAAATTGTTTGGAGGAAAATCTGACGACCTGCGAGTTTTCCTAAACGGGATTTTTAAGGAGGTAGATGTATGACAAAAGACAAGATTAAGAAAGCTTTAGAGGTTTGCATTGACATTTATGCTACCTGTGACGATTGCTTGTATAATGGTGTCGAGAACTGTGACGACAGGATGCGCACCGACGTCCTAAAACTCATAATTGAGCAAGAGAACGAGATTGAACAATTGAAAGCAGAAGTCAAGCAAGCCAAAATCGATGTGTTGAACAAGGTAAAAACTCTAATTTTTCAAAAAGACAATCCATACAATGTGCCTTTTGAAGAATTTATAAGTGCAAATGTGTTTTGTGGATATATCGACGAACTCATCAAAGAGGTAGAAAATGAGTAAAAAGACTAATACCCCAAAGCAAACAAAGTGGAAACTCTTGTTGGTCGAAGACGGTTCTGTCGATGTAGACGAACTCGAACAGTTTTTTGACGAAAAAGATATGAAAATAAAAATCGTCATATACAGGCAAGGTGCGCCAAAACCTGAATTGAAAGAGTTTTAAGGAGGTGTAAAATGATAAGCAAAATTGTTGGAAATATATTTTATGTGATATTCATAACAATCATAATGCTTGGTCTTGTAGGTGCAATTATCGCATCGGGTATTTGGCTTGAGACAAGCGGAGAGTTAATAATCATTGCACTCATTGTGGCTTTTGTAATCGCCTTTGCGGTGTTGCTTGTATTAGTTGTAATGACGATAAAACAACTGTTTGAGGATTGTAGTGACATAGACAAAATGTTAAATGAGGTGAAAAATGCCGAAGATAAAGATTAATTTAGACGTTGAAATAAATGTAAACAATACGCATTGTGAGGATTGTAGTTTTCTTGTTTTGGGGAAAGATAATTTTTGCACACTTTTTAATAAGAAAATAAAAACCGATGAAATAGATACACACGACAATTTATTACCTATGTGGCGTGGGTGGTATCGGTGTGACGAGTGCAAACAAGCGGAGGTGGAAGATGAGACGATATAAGATTGAAATCATTTGCGCAGAAGATTTTGCAGACAAAGGCGTTGAAGTGCTTGAACACATCACGGAAACGCTTGAAAACATTTACAACGACGCTGAATGGATAGGATTTGGCGGTTATATCGATGACGAGGAGGACGAAAAATGAACAAAAAATTCGAAATCGTAGAGGCAAAAGGCACGATATATAAGTGTAACGACAGTTGCCCAGACACGTATGCGCTTAACATAAAGTGGACTGCGCTTCTTGGATTCGGCGAATTGAATATCCACTATAACGAAAAGACAGGTGAATGGCGAAAAGATACCGAATATATGTCGGACGAGTTTTGCCAAGCGGTTCTCGCAAAGTGGCTCGCAGGTATGGAAAGGAGTTAAAGAAAATAATAGCCACAACAACGATTATTTTTCTTAAAAGGAGCGTAAAAATGAGGAAATCAACAAAAATAATGGTAGTAGCAACGATTATTGTTATCTTTGTGCTGTGCCTAACGGCTTGCAATAAGACCGTTTTCGACACGAAATATAAATTTGAGAAAGCACATATCAGAATCAACGACGAATGGTTTGACGTAAACGTCAGCAAGTGGAACGACTACGAGGGGGAACAAATTCAATTGATCCTTACCGATGGATCTGTTATCGTGATTCATAGTCGAGATTGCATATTGTATAATGGCACTTTGCCGGCACCTCAAAAAAATAATCAAAAATGCCAAGTGTACCACACTTTACCTATGTGATTTGTTAAAATGCTATTGTGGAAATGGTAGGGAACGTTCAAAATCCCGCCTATCCACTCCAGCATTCTCTCACTAATCGGCAGAGCCTCGCAGGTACATCTTGCGAGGTTTTTGCTGTAAGGACGGCATATGGCAAACTTCGACGAAAGCAAGCATCCCCGCGACGATGACGGCAAATTTACGGACGGCAACGGCTCGCAGTGGACAACATCCAAGAGAGATTACTCGAATGTGCAAGGCGAAGAAAAGAAAAGATTGCAATCCGATAGCGGAAGTGGTAAAATAAGCCTATCAAAGCAAGAGTGGGCGCAGTATTACAAGATTATCGGAGACGAGCAACATGGTGGCTTTGTATACCACACCAAAAACAACGAACGATGGGTAAGGCTTGAACACAAACTAATTGTTGACGACAACGAATATATGTCACCCACCGTGAAGAAAGTTTACGTCTTTCCCGACAATGATTCTATGAATGACGTGCTAAATATTCTTGCACGAAAAGGAACGATAAAATGACCGAAGAACAAAAAAAAGAATATGAACGTTTTGCGGATATTGCGGCGGCAAAAGGCTATAATCAAATGGTTTGTCTTGCCGCAGGAAGCATAATGCTTACAAGCCAAGATTGGCAAAAGACGATCAACGACATAATTGCTCTTGCAGAAAAATGTGAGACTTGTGAAGATTTCGGTCATCAATTTATAGAGCAATTTTAGTTTTTAAGCGAGTGTAATTCAACGGTTAGAATCCCGGTCTTCCAAACCGACTACGAGAGTTCGATTCTCTCTACTCGCTCCATATAACCCTCGTCCAACGCACATTGACGTGTGCGATAAGCTATATGAATTATCGCCATCAGTGTTAGATTCCGTGCCCCCGATTGATTTTCAAGAGTCGCAATCTTGGTGTGCAGGACGAGGTGGGCGCACGATATAGCAAATAAACAGCAACTTAACAGCAAGTTAAAGCACATCACAACGGTGTGCTTTTTTTATACCCAAAAATCAAGGAGGTGGTCGCAATGACCAAAGCGGAAAGGGATGCCTTGAAAGCAGAGTTCATAGCTGGCGACTACCGCACTATTAAAGAATTTGCCGAGGCAAAGGGAATAGCATACACGGGAAACTTCCGTAATGATGTGGCAAGAGAGCATTGGTGGAAAGACAAGCAAGCACACGCCAAGCGCGTCCAAAGCGCGATAGTGGCAAAGGCGGAGGCAAAACGTGTTGAAGAAGCGTTAAGAGATGCAACCGTAAGACAAAACGAAACACTGAAAGCAACATCGCTTGTACGAGAAAAGGCATTAAAACTTTTAGGAACGGCAAAGTCGGCAAAAGAAGTCAATGCCATAGCATCGGCTCTGTATCGCATCAACGAGATTGAAAGAGGACTGCTCAACTATGATAAAGGAAACACCGACGATGCAAAGAGCAGACTTGTTGAGGTTATCGAGGCAATAAAAGGGGCGAGTGAGCAATGAACGCAATAGCATTTACGGCAAAGCAAAAGCAAATGCTCACGTTGCCTCATAAGACGTGGAACATATTTACCGGTGCTGTTCGTTCGGGCAAGTCATACGGCACAATGTTTCTCGTCCCACAGCGCATAGGAGCGCATTATAGCGAGCCTTGCTTGATTGTCGGGAAAACGCTCGCGACAGTCGAAAGAAACGTTTTACGTCCGTTAAGGACGATATTTGGCGGTTATGATGTCGGCGATATAAAAGGCAGGGCAGACGGCGGTCGGTATGTGACACTGTGGGGCAAAGAGGTTGACTGTGTTGGAGCAAACGATGAGCGAGCAATCTCGAAGATACACGGCGCGGAGTACGGATATGCTTACTGCGACGAGATGACGCTTTATCCCGAAAACTTCTTCCGTATGTTGCAGTCGCGTCTATCATTGCCTAACAGCGAGTGCGACGGAACGTGCAACCCTGACAGTCCGAGTCACTACCTCAAACAGTTTTTGGACAGTCCTGCGTTCACCAAGAACGGCAACTGCATACACTTTACGATTTACGACAACGAGTTTTTGCCGCAAGACTATGTGCAAAGGCTCGAGGACGAATACCGCGGCACGATTTACTTTGACCGTTGGATTCTCGGGAAGTGGGTACGCACCGAGGGATTGGTTTTCCCGTTGTTCAGGCGCGAAAGGAACTTCCTGACACTTGAAGAGTATGCACGGCGCAACCCGGGAAAGACAACGTCAATCCGCTATGTGATATGGGGCGGTGACGGTGCGACAACCAACGACGCGACGGCAATCGTACCGCTTGCAATATTGGCAGACGGCAGAGCTGTTGTTCTCGAAAGTTTTTATCACGATCCGAAAGTAAACGGGCAAATGTCCAACGAGCAACTTGTGCCGTTCTTGAGAGACTATCTCAATTACATGAATCACAAGTATCGGCTGTACGAAACAGGCGTGCAACACTGCATGCCGATTGACTGTGCCGCCGCCGACCTCGTTCAGACAATGCGGTATCACTTTCCGCAATACAACCCGATTTCTTTTACAAGAAAAGATATACAGCGCACGACCGATGTTGTGAACAACGCATTTTCGCGTGAGGCAATCACGATCATCGATAGTGGCGGGTGGTACAACTGGGTGCAAAAGCGTGAAATGGCAGGCATTCAACCGCTTGTGGTCGAGCTGGAGACGATGATATGGAACGACGACAACAGCGACGTAGTGCGCAAGACATACGACGGTAAGATTCCAAACGACGCGGCTGACGCGTTCCGATACGCCGTCAACACTTACTATAACAATCCATTGAATTTATGGGAAACGCCAGCGTGTGACATCCCTTACGAGAGGTAAAAAATGGACATTGAAAAAAGTCAATTCAATAACAAAGAATTTGCGCCGTGGCAAAAGGGAGCGGCGTTCAATGCGTACTGGACATATTCGTTTGTAAGCAATTCCTCGTTTTTCGCAAAAATTCGAGGCGTGTTTAAGCCGTTTATGAACAAATGCGTGCAAAACTGGCTTTGGTGGTACGACGGTTGGGTTCCGTATTTCCACGACGCAGAGCGCGGAATTATGTGTACTGGACTTGCAAAAGCGATTGTTGACCGCACCGCAAAGAAAGTGTCGGGTTCGCGCATTATGTACAAAAACGCATTCAAAGAGCGTGGTAATGAAAAGGGGACAGAAGTCAATCCTGCGCTGAAAGCCATTGCACAATGGGCAGACGATACAAACTTTACGCGTACCGTAAAAATGGCGACACGCTTTGCACTTGCGGCAGGCACGGCACTTGTGAAGATAAACAGAGACGCAAAAGGACAGTTTACGACTGAAGCAGTGCGCTTTGACCGTTTTTTGCCTTGCGTGGACAACTCGGGCAAGTTGCAAGAAGTTACAGTATACCTGCTCGCAAACATTCCCCTTTCATCCGAAGATAAGAGCAAACAAAACAGTGTGTATACGCTCGAGGAACATCGTTATTACGGATGTTACACAAAAGCGGACGGAAAAACGGTGATTCACGATGCGCCCATATGTGAATATCAGGTTCACGAGTACACAAAGCCTGTAAACAATGGAGTAACAACGTCGAGCGAGTATGTCGGACGCGTAAATTGGAAAAGCGTTCCGTCGCAGGTGCGCAAGGTTATACGCGACAATTACGGTGTTATTATCGACAAGCCGTTTCTCTTGCCTTTTACGGATTTGGGGTGCGAACTTGTGACATCGGCGGATTGCGTGGGGAACTATCCGGACTTGCCGTTTGGCGAGAGCTTATTGGCAAACATCATTCCGCATTTGCAAGAGTATGACTATTATCACTCGGCAATGTGTACGGACATGTACCTCGGGCGAGGCAAGGTATTGCTTCCCAAAGGCATAAGCGGCACGGGTTCAAACTCAAGCGCATACAACGGACTTGATGAAACGCTGTACGACCAAATACCGCACACGAATCCCGATGAGCAACAACCTATCCCGATACAATTTGAGCTGCGGGCGTCGGAATGGCAGGTAATCCGAAACACAATCATTGAGAACATCGCTATCAACACGGGTTTATCAAGCACGACGATTGCGTCATTCCTGAACGACAACTCCGCAAAGACAGCGAGGGAAATCTCAACGGAAGAAAACGAAACGGCAGGTTTTGTCGACGATATGCGTGCAGTCATAGAAGCTCCGCTCAATCGAATCATTGACCGCATAAGGCTCGCAAAGGGACTTGCGGATAAAGTTGTCATTCGTTGGTCTAACGCTTCCTTGCAGAACAAATACACGACGGCTGAAACTCTCAACCTCGCAAGACAAGGCGGTTACATTTCACAGTATAAGGCGGTGCAGATGTTCAACAGCGATGATGACGACATACAAGTGCAGGAAGAATATGACCGCATAAAAGCAGAAGAGCCGCAAGGTTATGACGATACAGACAGCGGTGACTATTTCGGAATGGGCGGTGATGTAAATGTTGACACGGAAACTCAACCCACAGGCGAAAGCAATAACGGATTGCCAGTCCGAGATTAAGGCACTTGTCAATCGGCTGTATTTACAAGGGCGACCGCAAGCATTCATAGAGAACGAAGTGCGCAAGGTTATCAAAAAATACGGCGTGAGGCTCTCAAACAAAGAATTGCAAGAGTTAATGCCAAAGTCGATGTGGAATCTTTACAAGCAAACACTCTTGTTGTTGTTCACCACCTTTGGCTTAAACGGCAAACAAACGTATGAGCGTATACAAGTTGCACAAACGGTAGCGAGCGGTGAACGAGTGTATAAGGGTATGGATATGCCTTTAATAGCACAGCGTTACGGCATCCCAAACGGCATATATGCAAAAGATTATATGCAAAAGGTGAACGAAGTTTACACGCGATTGGCAAAGAACGATGCGCCCGATCCTGACGACATAAGCGGTCGAAACTCGTTGCGCAACCGCGCCGAGATGGAAGTTCGATATGAGTATCATCAAAACGAGATACAGTCGTTTAAGGACGCGGGAACAAAACTTGTGGTTTGTAGCACACATGCGGACTGCTCGGACAGATGTTTCCCGTGGCAAGGCAAAGTGTACAGCCTTGACGGCACGAGCGGTAAAACAGAAGACGGACGCAGTTATGTGCCGCTGGAAACGGCAACAGACATCTACTACACAACGAAAGCAGGCAAGACCTACAAAAACGGTTTGCTCGGCTTTAATTGCCGTCACAAGTTATATGAGTACGTTCCGGGGATGGGAATACCAAAAGTGAGCAGAGCCGAACAGCGCAAAGAGAACAAGATAAACACTAAACAGCGAGCGATGGAAAAGACGGTGCGCGAGTGGCGTATGCGTGAAGAATTAAACAAGGGCGCAGGGAATACGGCGGAATATTTGAACGCTCAAAAAAAAGCAAGCGAAGCGTATGCGAGGTATCGCAAGTTTTCGCAAGAGAACGGCAGGGCATATTATCCTGACCGCGTAAAAACTTGAAAGAGTGCGTGAAAGCGCATTCATATAGATTAGGCGCATGGGGTGGTCATGTATGCTTGGGGCAAACACAGTTTGCGTAGGGGCATCGCTTAATGTGGCAGGATTGCGTTTAATCGTCTATCGATAGAAATAAAAACAAGGAGAACAACAACTATGGCAATTTTTGGAAAGAAAAAGGATTTGACCGTTGATGAACTCATTGCCGCACTCAACGCATTGAGCGATGAGGACAAAAAGGAAGTTCTCGCTAAAACCACCGGCGAACAAGTGGAAGAAGCGAAACAGGATGTCGAGGACAAAGGCGAAGACAGTCAATCCGACAAAGACCGCATCGATGAAAGCGTCGGCGAACAGGAACACCTTGACGGCGACGAAGATTCACAAGATGCAAAAGACCGCGTAGACGAAAGCGAGGGCGAGGAAAAAGCACTCGATGAGGACAAGGCGGATAATGCTGATGACACGCAAGACGACAAAAGCGACGATGACACACCCGCACCGCAAGACAATGACGAGGCAGAAGACAAAAAGAACATGCTCGAAATAACCGAGGCGCAGGCGGCAAGAATCACGGCGTTGGAAGAACAGTTCGCAGAACTTTCCGAAAGGCTGTCGCACGTGCTTGATGCAATGGACAACCAACCCTTTGGCGCGCCCCCGAAAGGCGATAGCAACGACGAGAGGGAAATAACAACCGACGGACAAGTCATGCGTTCGTACAACCGCGCTTATCGCGGATAACAAAAACAAAAAAACACAAAAAACATCATTGAAAGGCACTCCGTTTTTGGGGTGTTTTTTCAATAAAGGAGAAACATCATGGGAGCAATTTTTTCAGCAATCAACACACCTTTTGTAAACGCAGTAACCCTCAAACGTATCATGGCAACGAGGGGCAAAGACAACATCTTTCAAGGCATCGTAACGAGACCTGAGGAAGCATGTACGGAGAAATACTCCACCGACACAGACGCGGCGGAAATCCAAATCATCCGTCTCAAACCGAACGCAGGACAAGCGCGTGACATCGGTGCAGACAAGAACGGCGGCTATTTCAATAGCGATGACGCTTATACTTCCGCGACGGAAGCATACGGCATCAAAATCCTCAGCACGATCGACTACAACATCGACATTCCGACCAACATGCAAGACATGATCAACGTCGATGCGGCAGAGGGCGAACTTCGCAACCTTACCGGCAAAGTCGCACAAAACGTCAACGCAGTAACAATCGCTGCACAACTCGCCAAATGGCTCACTTGCCAAGCGGCAGGAACATCGGCAGTCGGTGATGCCGCTACAGGCAACAAGGTCGTTGTGGACGCAACACCCGGCGACAACGCGTATCTCGGCTATTTGCTCGACGCAAACGGCTTCCTTGACGACGGCAACGAATCACAAGGTATTGATACCTATCCGAGAGACAATCGTTGTTTCTTGCTTCGCTCGAAACTCAACACCAGCCTCAAAAAGCAAGGTGTCATCATCGGCGGATCGAACTACGGTCAAATCATGGTTCGTACCGGTGCATTGGACGAAAAGACCACGCTTGAATCCGTCATCGGTTATGTCGGTGATGTTGACGACACGCCGTGCTATGTCGTTTCCAATCCGGTTTGGAAACTCGTAGAGAAGTATCTCGGTTTGACAGCCGGCACGCTCAACAATGTTCTCGGTCTTGCTGTCTGCTCAATCGGCACAGGACGTGCATTGGCGTTCAACGAATCCGTCAAAACCATTCCCTCGCCGAACGGACAAGGCATCAGAATTCAACCGAAATATCGTTTCGGTGCAGAATGCTGGGACGAGTACTCCATTGTACCTATCGTGGCGAACGGATACACCACAATCGGAACAAAAGGTCAGCAATTCACGGTTGTTGCCCCGGGTTCGAGACCTTAATCAAAAAAACAAGGGCGGTGAAAACCGTCCTTTATGTTCGTAAGAGTAACGCCGTGCAACTCGGCAAACGGACAAAATATAGGAGCGTGCAACATGAACTATCCATTTAATGACGATGCAATGATATACGACTACAAAAAACATCAATACATATTGAATGAACGATATGTACTTGAAACCCTCGGCGTGAATATGGCGGAATATTTGGACACGACGGGCGATGCAAATCCGTCAACGCTTCCGCAACGCGTATTGAGGCGTGTCTCGGACTTTCTATATCGCTATATTTATGCACACGGTCGCAACAAAGACTATATCGAGTTCTTGCTTGCGAAATATCCGCCTTGCCGTGACATTATCAAGGACTGTCTTGTGGATGAGGTGTACTACCAACTGCGCAACGGCGACTTTTTCAACAGTGTTGATGTGGAAACGGGATTCAGAAAATGGGTTTCGCCCACAACGGCAATGAGGCTTACAGAGACTTTGCCAAACGGTGTGTGCCTTGCGTATCAAGGACATTACATCGTGCCTAAATTCGCTTACAGAGAGGACTATTGAGATGATAAACGCACTTATGCCAAAAGAAAAAGACTTAATTGTTGCGAAGTGGTTTCCCAAAGACGGCGCAATGGAACAGGGAAAAATCATCAAAGTAAAATTCTACACCGACTGGCGTGAGCTTCGAGAGCAACCTGTCCAAAACCTAATGAGTACTCGAGAGGAAAGCGAGGTTGAAACCGCGTATGCCTATCCATTTGCGAAAGACGACAAATTGTTTTTTGCGGAATCGTGGTGGCTCATAACGGAAATAAGCAAGGAATTTGATACGAGGAATGGTGAGAAATCGCTCGGACTTTCTCGTGTAAAATATGCGGCAAAGCGTGTGAGGCTCAAAATAATCAAGGTGGAAAAAAATGATTGATTATACACGGCAACTTGCAATCATGCAGAACGTGATGACGGCATTCAAATCGGTAGTGCCTATCGACACGGGCAACTTAAAAAACAACGCTGTCAAATTGAATTACAAGGGTGACGGCGTATGGGTGATAGAAATCGACCAGTCGGTTGCACCGTATATGCCATACACCAACGAGCCGTGGGTATCGCCGAAGTGGAACGGGAGACAGAACCCAAACGAACATTGGTTTGACGATGCCTGCGACATGATTGCAATACTGCTTGCGCAAGAGTTGCAGGGAACACTGTCTAAACAATAGGAGCGAGATATGATAACAAACAAACAACTTGTCGAAAAACTTACCGAAAGGTTGAACGCATTTGCAGGAACGGTGGGTGGGCGAAACTATCAGTTTTATGTCCACAGCAACGAGGGCGAGTTTGAGAACGCTATAAAAGGCACGCAAAAAAAACTTCCGACAATTCTCATAAACGGAGTTTTACTCGAACAATCAAGCACGCCGATACCGCTTAAAGGACTGGACAGCGTATTGCTTATGCAGTCGCTTCAAGTAATAATCCCCTGCGACGAGAACAAAGTTACGGGACGTGCCGATTATGCGCTTCAAGCTATAAACGCATTTGTAGCGGACGTAGCAGGAAATGCGGGCATTATAACCGATGAGAGCAACAATTCATATGCGTACATATTGAGCGTTTCTACACCTTTTGTAGGTACTGAAAACTATTTCGGACAAATCGGGAAAGCAGTGCCTGCAACGCTTCAGGTGTCGTGGCAGCTCATCAAAGACGGCGTACTTGCAAACAACGTCACGATGAAGATGAAAGCGAAAGGCTCAGCGGCGAATCCTACCGTCGTTGTGCTTATGGACGGTGCAATCGTTCGTACGCGCACGGGCGATTCGTCAAATGTGGACGGAAGCGAGGAAATGAAAACCGAAGTTACGCAACAAGGCTTGACTATCAAAGTCATAATGCCTTACAAGCGCGGCGACGTGTCGGCAATGCTGTTCAAAGATATGCTCACAGGCGCACTACAACGCGTATATGAGCTTTCATACGCCGACGGTGACGGAGATACCGCGCAAGGTGTCAGCGCGTCGTGGGACGTTGTTGCGCGCGAAATAACCGCGTCTTTGACTTCGGGTAAGGGTATCACGGTTTCGGCAACTTTGGAAATCGCGAGGTGATTCTATGGCAGAATATAAAATCACGGTCGATTTTAAGGATTCGGGCGGGGGCAGCTCTAAAAAAGAGAAAGGCTACCAGTCCGTATTCTCGGAATGGGCGGACAACATAAAAGAGGGAATCAGCGACATAAACGGTGACAACAAATTCAACCACTTTGTGCAAGGTGTCCAAGCCTTTGCAAACGTCATTCCTGCGGCGCAAATAGTCAAGTCAGGGTTTGACTGGCAAGTGTCGCTCATCGGCAGATATAAAGGCTCACAGCAAGCGCAAGATATTGCAAATGCCTCAATGAAGATTGCAGGACAAGTCGGCGGTATCGCTTTGGCGTTCGCAACGGGCAATTACGTTGCAGGCGGACTTATGACGATAGGAACGCTGTTTGGCTATGCAAGAGAAGCGGAAGAAAATACTTACCAACGCAAGTGGGAAAACATCGGAAACGCTATCGGACGAGAGCGAGCGGGTGCTTCGTTCAATCGTTCGAGGACAGAGGGATGAGGTTAAGAGTATAAGTGTCGAAGACTATTTCCGTTTTTGTTGTGGGATATGATGACGACCTCTCTATGGTATATACTTCGATAGTTATTTTCTTATCAAAAACGGGACGTTGTACATCATAATACTCAAAGCCGAAATAGACATATGTGTTGGGTGCAAAAGAAGAATATCCTTCTTTATTGTCATTTGTAGTAAGTATAGTTCCTATTGGTGTGGGATAATGGTATTCCTCATCGGTATCAGTAGACAATTTATATCTGATAGAAGCACTGCTCAGTCCATTTGCCTCTCGAAGAAAATAAGACTCTTTCCACAAGAGTTTCACTCTAAAACTATGAGCAAAACTATCTGAGCCAAAACGGCGAGTTTGATATGCGATAATTTCAACAGCGGGTTTTGTTTCAATTATGACAGTACTTGTGTCGTTGGAATCCGGACTGTTTGCATCTTTGTTAGTTGAGTTGCAAGCAGTTAGAACAAATAAAGCAATAATAATTAAAGAAATTAGAATAAGGATATTCTTTTTCATAAGCACACCCCCTATTAGTGTGCTTTTATTTTATGCCAAAAAGGAGCAAGTGTCAATGTTTAGTTATCAACCTCAAATTTTTGAAAACAATCAATGGCAAGCATTGTCACCGTGGGCGCGCCCTTTTACGGACGGAACGGCACTCAACGACGTTCTCGACGCTGGATGTATCAATCTGTCGCTTTCATCGCGATATAACCCAATAAAACCGTTTACGCCGATTCGTATCATCATAACCGAAGACGGTGTTGAGGTGGATAGAATATATCGTCTCGTATCATCGACGAAGCGCACGAGGCGCACGTTTGCACCGTCTGTTGGCGCAAAATACGATTGGACAATTAACACTATCGAAATCACAAAGGCTATGGAACGCCGCTTCATCGGCACTTTGACAAGCACGAAGTATTTAGGAAAAGATTTTGCAAGCGGAAAATCTATCTCAATGCCGGTTACAAGCGGAAACGCATTTGACAATGGGTATCTTATAGAGAAGAACAAAATATTTATGCCGTTAAAAGTTGGAACGTCTTATGCGATTCCTTATTTTAACTGGGGAATATACCAAACGGTCGAAAACCCAAATGGATTGTATGCTACTTCTAATGCATTATTGGACTTTGCCAACAACACAATGTCTGTCATATCTCCATCTGGTGTAGAGATAGCCAAAGTTCTATATTATAACGGGACTACAAATACGACAAAAACAATTGAATTAACGGAAACGGGAACATATCACATTAAATATGAGGGGTATATTGAACAGGAAAACACACACTATGATTTTTCTGCAGATTACTCCCTGTCAGTTTTTGAGCAAGTCCAACAAAAAACCCAACCTACAATCACGTCGGTGTGTCAAAGGCTGTTGTCATCGGGCATAACACGTCGCGGCGGATTCTCGGCGCAGGAATATGTGCTTGACGAGGATTTTGCGGAAGAGTACAAGAACGTACTCGCCCCCGAATTTTCTTTCACAAACTGTACGCTTTGGGACGCGCTATCGCAAGTGGGTGGATATATCCACGCAATACCGCGCCTTGTGCCGTTGTCCACAACGGACGATACGCATTACAAGGTAACGTTTGACAAACTCGGCGGAAGCGAGCAAGCACCGACTATGCCACCGATGATATACCGAGACAGCACGATTGACAGCAATGAATGGTGCGGCAAGATAACGTCGCCCGCGCAGAATCTTTGCAACACAACAGACGAGGGCGGTACGATAACCGAACTCGGCAACGACTATATAACGGTACGCACCGAAGACGGCAATATCGAGATAAACGGCGACAACGTGCTTATACGCACATCTTTGCCGATTCAACAACTTATCAAACTCGAATGCGGATTCATTCCCGACCACGACGCCAACTTTGACGGCAGAACCACGCCAGTCGGCGACATCACTGCATACGCATACGAAGACGCGGAATACAGCGTGCTTTCGTCTTACTGGGGAACTGCATATCCGTATTCAAAAGCGTGGGCATTGCGTTGGAAGCAAGGCGGCACGACGATAGACGGCTTGACTTGGCGACAAAAAAACGTCACATCTATTGGCGACGCATTCCAAAACACCGCAATCATAAATATTATAAACGCAAAGACAGGACTTTCTTTGAAGTCTTCCGCAACCAACGACGGTGAATGGTATCGCAGGCTCGCGTTCAAGGTGACATATGTGCCGATAGCAACGGCACGCGTTGAAGCTGTCAAACCCGTACTTACGGACGGCGGCGAAACGAATAATGCGCTCGTATACAATCAAGGCGCAAATGTTGCCGAAACGTCGTTCTATGGCGAGAAAATGCGCGGCGCAATCGCAAGGCTCGGACAAGACGTTGAGCAACGCACTTACGACATTAAAACCTATTCGCAAATGCCAAAGGTCGGGCAGATTCTTGACGGCAAATACATTGCGACGATAGACGCGGAATACGACATAACGCGTATAAGAATCACTGTCACACTTGCAAAGAACTTCAACCAGTTGTCACAATTCGTCGGGCTGAACTCGAACTACCGCTTGTACGACATTTCGGAAAAACAGAGCGTTGAGCGGCACATACATTACGCAGACAAGATATTTATAGGCAAGACACCTACGGCAGGCTCAAATCTTACGATATTGCGGAATGTGTCCAACGTGCTGATTAACACCATAGACCATAGCGTTACAGGCGATGACGAGATTAAGAAAGCGCAAATTGTGAGGGTGTTGCCGTTTTCGGGTGGGAACGCATTGCAGGATAGGTCAGTTATATTGCCCGTCGTGGCGTTTCCGTTTGGGACTTCGCTATGCTTCAATTTCTCGTTCTACGATAACTACGGCGCAGGATACCAAAGCTCCGACGATTACGAGAATGAAACCAACAAGGCGGCGCAACGTTTAGTGCCGTACACCGACGTATATGGCGAGGTAAGTCACATTCACTTCGCGATGTACAACGAGGGTTGGATACCGAACCTTGCCGCACAACAGGACGGCGGATATGCAAAACTCTATCCGCAAAACAAAGACTTCGATTGGAACGGTGGAGCCACACAGGTCGCCTATATTGACACATCGCTTGTAGGATACACGACTTCGGCAGGTGCGCTTGAAATCGACAAAGACAGCCGCGAAAAAATAGACGTGACATATCAAGTTCACTTTATAGCAAAAAGCGACGATATAGTTGTCGGAACAGGACTTGCGGACTTCTGCAAACTCGTGACGGATACAGAACCAACAGTTGGAAAAGCTACGGTTTTTGTGGTATGGCTTGACCATACTATCAATGGCTTGAATCAGTATATTGCCGATAGTTATCATCTTGCAAGTGGCGATTTTGATATAGGGTATTTTGAAAATATAGGACTGCTTATTCCTGCAGATCGTCCGTATACGATTGTTGACGGAGTGTTTAAGTGGAATAGCAGAACATGTCCGCGCCGTGACGGAGCAAAGGCTTATGCCGTGTGCAAATGGAAAGGCAACGGACGATATGAAATGCTGTTCGGACAAAACGTCACGCTTGCTTACGGCGACTCCACGGATGCATTGTATTTTTCGCCCGCGTCCGGTGAAGACACAATGTTTAATTAAGTTCCTCGCTTTGACACGGGGCTAAATAAAAAAATAAAAAAAGGAGTAAAAAATTATGCTTTTCTTTTTGAATCTTGACGGCACGGTCACACGCTCTGATACCGACCACGTCTATCAAGGACAGAACAAAGTAGCAAATGTTGAGTTGTTTACGCTGATTTCACCTGCGCAAGCGGCGATACAAGTCGCGTTCACGTTGCCGAACGGATTGACGACTACATATGCGCCTATGTCGTATGTGGGTGCGTACAGCGTTGACGAGAGCAACCAAAAGCAAGTCCACCGCTGGAAACTTGCCGTGCCGTATAACGTAACGGAAGTAGAGGGACAAGTCGGTGTATCGTTCAATGTCTTGCTTAACGACGGAACGAGCGGTCAAACGCAAGAAACAATCAACCAAACGACGTACACATCATCGTTTCTTGTTGAGTATTCAGCATTGCCGATTCCGCCTACGACGGCAACCGAGAGCGAACTTGAGCAACTTTTGAACTTGTTGCAACTCTACTACGCGCAAAACGCAAGCGGAGTGGAGCAAAACAAGCAAGATATCGCGGGTTTGAAAGGGCGTACGACGGCTCTCGAAACGGATATGACCACCGTCAAGAAAACCCTCGCGGAAAACGTAACCATTCTTTACAAGGGTTTGAGCGCGTTAGGCTTGACCGCTCCCGTAACCACCGTGGACATCCTCAACGCTATGTATGCGCTCGGAAAGAACTATATCGGCTTTTCGGCTTACTTTGCGGACGCAACGCAAGTTACGGATTTGCCCAAAGGCGGAAATGGAACGCTCGAAATCTACTTTGCGAAAAACGACAGAGCGATTATCGATTTTAGGCGCAATACGAATGATACGTATGAACTCGCATATATCGGCGTGCCGACTTTTGATAGCACCTATAAGACGGTGCAATGGGCGCAAGCAAACGCCACGACAGAGGGGTTTAACCTCGGTATGGTTGACACACAAACGCTTGGCGCAGGTAAAAAAGCCTATGTTCAAGCACAGGAACGTGTCGGTGCAGACTTGAAGCATTACACGGACTTCGTTTTTGGTATTCCGCAGGGCATACAAGGACCGCAAGGCGCACAAGGCATAGCAGGTCCTCAAGGACCGCAAGGCGAAAAAGGACCGCAAGGCTTGCAAGGTATTCCCGGAACTCCCGGGGCGCAGGGACCTATGGGCGCGACAGGCGCACAGGGACCAAAAGGTGAAAAGGGCGACAAAGGAGATACGGGACCTCAGGGTGTGCAAGGCGAAAAGGGCGAAGTTGGTGCGACTGGTCCGCAGGGTATTCAAGGTATTCAAGGACCGCAAGGCAAGACGGGCGCGACAGGCGCACAGGGACCAAAGGGTGAAAAGGGTGACACTGGCAACACTGGTCTTACTGGTCCAACAGGCGCGCAGGGACCTGTCGGGAAAACTGGCGCAGTCGGTCCTCAAGGTCCGAAAGGTGATACAGGTGCGCAAGGACCACAAGGTGTTCAAGGTCCTCGTGGATTGCAGGGTCCAAAGGGTGCGGACGGCGCGTCGTTCAGTCCAGTCGGCACGGTATCAAAAGTTGCCGATTTGCCCAATACAGCAGACCCTGGCACTGCATACTTTGTCGGCTTGACCGCTCCGCGCGACATTTATGCTTTTGACGTCGTCACAAGCACTTGGGTTAATCAAGGTCCTCTTCAAGGCCCTCAAGGTGAGCAAGGTCCTCAGGGTGAGCAAGGTATTCAAGGTGAGGTTGGCGCACAAGGTCCTGTTGGACCTGCTGGACCCACTGGTCCTCAAGGTGAACAAGGTGAGCAAGGTCCTCAAGGCGTTCAGGGCTTAAAAGGTGACACGGGTGAGCAAGGCCCTCAGGGTGAGCAAGGTCCTCAGGGTGAGCAAGGTATTCAGGGCAAACAAGGCGAGCAAGGCCCACAGGGCGAAACTGGTGCAGTCGGTCCTCAAGGCCCACAGGGTTTGCAAGGTGTCCCAGGAGAAACTGGTCCACAAGGACCAAAGGGAGAAACTGGTTCGCAGGGTCCACAAGGTATTCAAGGAGAGAAAGGTGATACCGGCGCACAGGGACCGAAAGGTCCACAGGGTGACATCGGTCCTGAAGGACCGCAAGGTTTGCAAGGTCCTGCTGGACCACAAGGCATACAGGGTTTGCAAGGTGTTGGTGTTAAGTCGATTACATCTGGCACACCAACAGTTGTCAATGATAAAACTAATACACCTATCACGATTACGCTGACTGATAACACAACAGTAGACTTAGTTGTTTCAGCAGAAAACGGCAAAGATGGAACATCAGCAACTGTTGATATTGTGCAAGCGACTGGTCAAAGCACAACCGCTGTTATGTCACAAAAAGCAACTACGGACGAACTTAACAAAAAAGCGAACAGCGCAGCTTTGGCAACAGTTGCAACAAGTGGACGTTATAACGATTTGTCTGACAAGCCGATAATACCATTTACTCCGTTCTCTTCCGATGATTTGTCAGCTGGTACGTACAGGTCAACTAATTTGCCGTCTGGTTGTAGTCTTATTTATATAGAAGATAGAGAGAAAAGACTAAGTGGGTATTTTTATAGTTTAGCCACACCCGCATCATTCCAAGAGCTGTATTTTATTACAAGCTACTATACCACTGCATCTGGCAGAACAACCCTTGTTATTTATAAGTTAAAAATAAATGGTGCGCAAGTAGAAAAAACCTATAAAAACTTATTTGTAACTTCAAGCGGTAGCGTTGAGGTTGGGGACGAATATGTAGAGGGTGGTACATTCTACTATAAAGTATTGAAGTGATTTGGAGGTATAGAAACTATGTATTTTAATTATATAACAAACTCGTTTTCACCAAGTCCAAAAGAAAAGACGAGAGAGGAAACGGTCACTGAAATCGTAAAAGAACTTGTAACAGAAACCGAAACGGACGAGGACGGCAACGAACACGAAGTACAAAAAGAAGTCGAGAAAGAGGTTGCAAAAACTGTAACGGTAGAAATTCCTATACCCCAAGATTGCGTAGAGGTCGATGACGAATTGTGCAAAACGATGTTTAACGAAGTCAATACAAGTGCGACACCGAAAGCGATTTTCGCGAACACGGAAACAAATTATCCTGAGGTTCGAGAACTCGAAATTGTTGTTGACCCGATTGCAGAGAAGCGCAAGCGTATTGCAGATCTCAAACGCAAACTTGACGAAACAGACTATCAAGCAATAAAATATGCAGAGGGCTTCATAAGCGAAACTGACTATGCGCCGATGAAAGCGTTGCGGCAAGCATACCGAGATGAAATCAATCGCTTGGAAGCAGAACTGGCATCTGCCTAATTTTGGAGGAAAAACCTATGGATGAACAAGTAAACGCAACGTTGCGTATCTCGGCAATCTTATCGCACGGCGCAGAGGGTGAGGCAAATACAAACAAGGATTATTTCAACGACCTTGCCGAAATCCTTACGCTTGCGGAATCAGCAGGGTTGACCGAAGAACAAATCGACACGATTATCTCGAACTATGAAGAAATCATATCGGACGAGAGAAACCACGCAGAGCGTTTTAACACGCTCTTGACAATGGTCAGCGGCATTGAGCCGAACAAAGATTAGGAGGCACATATGGTAGACGTAACTATAACGCTCGACAAAACGCACGGGAGGCTCTCAACGCGAGAGCCTTTTTTGTTGGGCGAAAATGAAGATTTGAGGATAACCCTCGTTTCAACTTTGGCACTTTCAAACGTGCTTATCAACTTCAAAAACGGCGACACTGTCAAACAATATCGCGTTGCCGAAAATCCGTTCATCGTGCCGAAAGAGGTCGTTAAACACGGCAGGCTCGATTGCGAGGTCAATCTTGTGGCTTGCGGTCGAGTTGTCAAGACATACGTTGTTGAACCGATTGTTTTGTACAGCGTCAAAACGTCGCTCATCGGTCACCCCGAATTTGATTTGTTGCTCCAACGTGTCGAATCACAAAGCACGGAGATTGCGGCATTGAAAGAACAACTCAACGCAACGAAAGAAGTTGCAGAAACCACCTCTCGCGAGGTCGCAGACCTGCAAAGAGCGTTGGAAGATAACTAAAACACAAGCGAGTACGCGCGCTAAAAATCTACACGCTCACGTCGGCGTACAGGCACGAGCAGAGGAGTATATTATGTCAACTGAACAAATTATGACCTACGTTGTAGCGTTTCTTTCGAGCGGTGTTGGCGCAACCGTCATTACGGTTATCGTCAAGGCTATTGTAAATGCAATTTGCACGTACAAGACGAAGAAAGTCAGCAGATTGAACGAATCTGACAAGGCAGAGATTGCAGAAAGTGCGGCAAAGAGCGTTCTTGCGGCGATTTCGGGCGGGGTGAACATTGATGCCGAAGCGATGATTGACAAGGCTACGAACAAGCGTTTGACGGCGATTGAGGAACAATTCAACGGCATTGCAACGCAGATGAACAAACTCTCGGCGATTTTGGTAGCAGAGGGGCAAGTTCTTTCCGAGTTCAAAACCCCGTCGTTGGCATCGAGGGAAACACTCAATTTGGTTTTGGCAGAGGAGTTGAAAAAACTACCGCTTGTTCCGATACTTGAACAGGCAAAGCTCGTTGTTGCACAAAACGAAGCTCAAAAAGAAGAGCAACCCGTTGTTACTGAAGAGCCGCAAAAACTAATGTATTAAGGCGGTGATGAGTATGAAACACAATGCAAAATCATGGATACTCTTTATTATGGAGTATCTCATACTCATCGCCCCCACAACGGGGTATGCGATTTATTGCTATCAAGACACATTGCAGTACACGATGACCGCAACGAGCAAAGGGAGTTTTTGGTCGCTCGTCGCTGTGGCAATATTGGCAAGCGTGCTTTTCGGGATTTTCCGCAAAAAGTACGACCGCTATGTACAAGGCTACGTTCAGCAAAAGACAGACCTCGAAACGAACCCGACAAACGAATTGCTCATAAAGCGTGTAGCGCGCAAGAAGAAGATCATCGACAATCTTGACTACGTTGTAGCACTTTTTCCCGTCCTCATTCTTATGAGCGTTATAGGGGCGTTCCAGCAAGCCATAGAGCAGTTGCTAATTCTTTTGAGCGTTGTAGCAGGTTCTCTTATCGGGAAAATCAGTCTGCATCTGCTCACGATATTTGTTGAGGAACATGACATGCTCAAAAAGATAAAAAAGGACGGTGAATAACTATGGAGACAAAAAGAAAAGTGTACTCGGGCATAAAAATAACGCTCAACTCGTTTATATCGCTCGGCGTAGCATTGGTGGTTATGCTCATAGGAATATTTGTCATCGACAAGTATAATGCATCGTTCCGCAACTCGCCCGAATACTGGATGCAAAAAGTATTTATGGGCGTTTCAACGTTCCTCTTAATGCTTTCAATGTCAAACATCACCGAGGAATCTCGCAAGAAACATGACAAGGATTTTGTTGACCGTGTCCACGCACTTGACGAGCAGTATGTAGAGTTGATGTCGAAGAACCGCACCGTGGAACTTGAAACGTTTATTGAGCAGATCAACAAGCGCAACAAATACACCGCCTATGTGGCGTTGGTAAAACGGAAATTGAACCATACGAGAGCAAAAAACCAAAAGCGAATACGAAAACTTGAAAGAATGTTGCTGTTGACACCGCAAGAGGTTTGGGATAGCCCTATCCGAGTGAACTATCACAAGATCACATTCAATCAACTTGTAGCGGGCGAGAGTGACGTTGCGAGCAAAGACGACGAGTACGATCTTCTTGTTCACAAGGGAAAATATACAGCGCGTAAACTCGGGTTAAAAGCAGTTACAATTATTGCATTTTCTGCTGTTGCCGTTGATTTCGCGTTTCACTTTGCCGGATTTACAAAAGACATGATTTTGCCTTTGGTGTTCAAAAGCGTATCGTTGCTCATTGCTGTTTATAGCGGTGTGTCGTTCGGTTACACGATTATGGAACGCCGCAGGGCGACCGTAAAAAAGAAACTCCGCATTTTTTCACAATTCAACGAGCGTGTAAACCTCACCGGTATTGACGATGACAAGAGATATTCAATCGATATCCCGCAGGATATTGTCGTTGAAAAATTGCGTGCGCGTGTGGCAAAAGAAGAAGCAGAGCAGTCCGCAGGTGCCGTACAAATTGCCGAGCCGCCCACACCGAATGTGCCGACGGTAGTTTATAACACCAAAGATTCACAAATAATGGCTCGTTTTATGGCTGTAAAATGACGTCCAAAATCATTAAAATTAAGACCGTTCGCAAGTTATTGTGGGCGGTCTTTTTTTATGAAAAGTATTACCAAAAAATTATCAAACACAATATATTGTGGTTAATTTTTAACAATATGCCACTATATATAGTTAAAAAAATAGTCCACCCCTCTCCACCA